AGTAGTGGTGAGTTTATTTTTCTGAATGTTGTACCAGCAGAAGACAAAGATGCTGTGACAGTAGCAGTTTCAGAAGAAGTCATTGTAGCTTTACCAGATACATCTTTGTAGGTTGCATCATCCATCCATACGGATGTAGAGTTACTAAGCCCCCTAATATTTGCACCGAATGAGGCTTTCATTCCTTGCAAATCACTACCAGAATATGTTGTGTGCCAGACAACTCCAATTTTTGCAGAGTTTATCTTTTTACCAATATCTGATGTTGGATCTACAGCATATACAATTGTATTTGGTTGAAATGTAATATATGACTTGCCGTCAATATTTTCGTTAGATTTATCTTCTGATGTAAACATCAAGTCACCTTGAAGTACATCTTTAATACCCAACTTGGAAAACTCTGCAAGTGCAATTTTAAACTTAGAATTTAATGAACCAGATAAACCATCTGCATCAATTTCAGCATTTGTCTTATAGAGTTTTGGGGTTGCGTTAAATACTGATTTCTTTGCAACAAAGAACTTGCCGTCAGCAGGATCAATACCAGCAAAAATTGCAGGAGCTCCATCCCACTTAACAGTCATGTTGACAGAAGAACGGGCCTCACCAGCTAACATATCTCTTAGAGAGCGAACAAAATTGATAGCAGCACGACCACCATCAACACCGAAATTTAAAATTTCGTCTTCAATATGTTCTAAGTGTAAGTTTTTCCCACCCTTATCTTCAGTGAGATAACTAGAAAAGTTAAGCATTTAACACAGTTTCCATTCATACAAAGTTATTATTACTATTTATAATAACACAAACATTCAACTATGTCAATATGTATCTTTACCTTCTTCCAAGTGAATAAGATTGCCCTTCATAAATGGGGGAAGTTTATCATCACCAAATGGTTTTACTCTTTTTATTTGTTCTGACAACATTTCTGCATCACGTTTATTATTAAAGGTACGAACAATTTCGTTGCTTGGAAACTCAACAACTTGCCACTCATTACCATTTTGATTTACAAAATAGTCTACCTTTTTATTATACTTTGATATCCGTAAATTTCTCATAGTCTTTATTCTTTCCAAGACTACTTCCGAAAGTTGTTTTATCAAATGCTGGAGTATCATTTTCCTGTCCACTGTCCACGATGTCATTTTGGGCTTCCTGTTCACAATCATATAATTTCATTCTAGCTCTGTCAATACCTATTACAAATCTCTTATTTGTGCCAGGATCATTATATCGGTTCTTTAACTGTTTCACCATTATCTGGTTTAATTCTTCTAACTCTTCAGTTGTGATAAGCGCAAACATGAGGTCAGCCGTAGCAGGTAGACCAAAACTTTCTGATGTATCTTCCAAACCCACATCTGAGTTTGCGTACCCACCTCTAGTTGTTTGTGTTGCCGACATAATCGGTACATTATTTTCAACTGCAAGACCCCTAAGTTCTTCTGCAATCGCTTTGATATAAAAATATGATCCAACATTTGCATTTCCTTTGAATCTTGATGAAGAACAGATATTTAGGTAATCAATAAAAATAATGTCAGGACGAAATGATTTCTTTAGTGACAGTTCCTTCAACAATGCACGAAAGTGTCCTGTATGTGCAGACGCTGTTGGATACTCCTTGATAATTAACTTTCCATTAGTCTTTGTTTGTATTTTGGATAAACGGTCAGTAAACATTTTCTTAGGTAACTCATGCAAGTCATCCATTGTGATGTTCATTAGGTTTGCATCAATACGTTCTGCAATCCTTTCTTCTGCCATTTCCAATGTTATATAAAGAACATTCTTACCTTGCATCAAAGTGGATGCGGCCATGTGACACATGAATAGGGATTTACCTACACCAGTACCAGCTAGGGCGATGTTCAAAGTCTTTTGAGGTATTCCCCCCTTTGTGATTCGATTAAAATAATCTAAATCAAATTCTAGTTTCTCTTCTTTCTTATGGTAGAACTCATATCGGTTCTCACCATCTTCTACATAGTCGTGTCCAACATTATTGTCAAACCCAACTGCAAGGGCTTCTGATAATATAGAAGGTATTGCTTCAGCGGTATGTTCCTTATCTTTGCCTTCGATAATTTGAATACCGTTTAATATTGCATTATGGACTGCTCTGTCTTTACACCACTTTTCTGTGGTATCGACAAGCCAATTCATATCTACATCTGCTTGAGATAATGTTTCAACAATAGTAAGAACAGACTTAAAGTCTTCATCACTCAAGTCCTTACGATGATCTAGTTCAATTGATAGAGTTTCATTTGTAGGTTGACTACCATATTTCTCCATAAACTTTGTGATTTCTTCAAATACAACTCTTTCTCTTCTATCTGAGAAATATTCTGGTTTTATGAATGGTAGAACTTTGCGAGCATATGGCTCGTTCCAAACCAAATTACTAAGAGTAGTTCTTTCAATTGTCTGTGTTGACATACTGCATTGTATCCTTCGTTGATAGCTGTTCTTCTATAATATACACTAAGATATCTCCAATTAGATTTTTGAAGTTTTCATCTTTATACAAATCTTCTTTAGGTATATCATTAGATACTAACACATCATAATCAAATTGTAAAGAAACTTCTTCATTTTTTTCATTCTCATTGACCTCTACCTTTCCATACTTATAAATTACGTCTGGATAATCTGTAACGCCAGACAATCTAAGAGCAGTCCATTCTTTAGATTTATCTGTACAATAAACAAATGCCCTAGAAATGTCAACTTTATTAAGTTTCTTCTTCAACTTCTTCTGCCCCCACTTCTTCTGATCGTTGCCCATACTTAAACTCTTTACCAGCAACCACATCTAACTGAGCCATCACTTCTTCAGTAAAGAATTTTTCTGGTTGATTATTAATAGTTTTACCAAATGTCTTTGTGCCGTCAGGCAATTCGATACGAGTTGATACCGATTTAAAGATGCCATATTTTAGTGCAAGTTCAAGTAGTCCATAGTATCTATCAAGTCCACGTTCATACATTAGACGAACATCAACCATCTTATTTTCAATAGTCAAACGTGACTTAGCATTCTTACAGTGAACAATATTACCAACAACTTCTGTGCCATCCTTTTCTTTCTTCTTTGAAAGATAAACAATAGACGAAGCGGCATACTTCAGTCCAGAACCACCACCCATTTCTTTTGTTGGGAACATAGAACCTACTACATCATATGTATGGTTTGTGACAACCATAGGAACTTTTGCTTTACCAAGTTTCAAAGTCAACACTCTGAATGCAGCTTTTAGAACTTGTGCTCGTGTCATATCTCGTGTCTCTTTACCATCGGCAGTATCTTCTACCTCTTTCGTAGTAGACAACATACCCAATGAATCTAAACACAACATCATAGGTTTTCTATCAGCTTCATTCTGAGTCATAAATGCGTCAAGCACTTTAATCGCTTGAGTTCTAAACTCTTGCACAGTTGTTACTGGTAGGATTACCATTCGTGATGGGTCAATACCTCTATCAATAACCATCTGTTTTGTGATTGCAGATTCAGACTCAAAATACAACACACCAGCATCTGGGTTTGCATCAAGGAACGACTTTACCATACCCATCACAAAGAATGTTTTACCTGTTGCAGATTCACCAGCAACAGCAGTAATTTTATTTGCGGCCAGTCCACCGTAAATAGAACCACTCAATAGTGCGTTGAAAATGTAAGAACCAGTATCAATAAAGGAATCTACATCTCCTGCCTCTACACCATCTGCAACTAATGCTGCATACTCATTGCCTGCCGTTTTGGCAATATCTTTTAGAAAATCCATCAAATATCTCCTTCACTTCTGTTGTTAGAACGAAATGACTCAAAACCATCTGGGTATCTCGCCTCCAACTTTTCAATATTCATATAAACAACTTCTTCTATACTACTATCTAGTGCGATACAAGCTTGAGAAATATACCACATGATATCACCTAGTTCACGTTTCATATGATACACTGTATGCTCATCCATAGGTTTACCTTGGAACACACACTTCTTTACAATCTCAGTAAACTCGCCGCCCTCTGCACAAATACCTAGTGCAGCAGTAATTAGTCGCTCCGGCGGAACGCCCTGTTCATCAATAATATCAAGAGATTCAGTAAATGCTTCTGAATCTTTAGATGCATCAGATGTAACCTCATCTACGAATCGAGTATAGTCTAATAGAAAATCGTCAGTCATTATACCAAACCCCCCTTTGGAACTGCAATACCACTCGTTTGCTGTGTCCAACCAGCGGCAAGTTCTTTTGCAGTTTCTACCATATACATCACTGAAGATTTATTAAAATCGAAATCGCCATCTGGGGATACACCAGACATGGACACACCATCAACCAAACCAATTCCATTTTGTGTAGCTTGCAAGAGTCTTGGGCGATACAATGTAATTGTCATCATATCTTCTTTAGTAAATCTACCAATAATTTCAGCTCCATTATGCATAATAATGGTGACTATTTTGTTCTTTTCCATATCTATTCTTTCCACTTATATGTTGGGTTAGGACTATTTGTATCGTAGATGTTGGGATGATTCATTAAGGCTCTACGATAGGGAGTCCATTTAATACCCCTTCCCCAACCTAGTTTATCAATTAGTTCTGCTTTAGAGACACTTCCACTGTTCTTTATCCACTGAACTACATCTTTTAACTTATCACTATTATCACTCATTTTATGGGTTTTGTCAAGAAGTTTATCCATATAATCTGACATTTCTATCATCTTATCTTTATAGATAAGTTTCTCTCGCATCCAATCTAGAGCTCGTTCTGCCTGTTCATTTCTGAACTGTGGGTCATCTAGGTATGTATTCATCAACATAAGTGCTTCATGGTCATCCTTGAAGAAGTCGCCTGTCTCCATCAGTTCATGGTAGTATGTATCATCATACATGATATAAGGAACACCATTCATCATACCATCAGTTGTAGCAACACTCCAACCACCGTATGTTTGTTTTGGTGAAAATCCCATATAGCATTTATGTAGTTCTTTATAATACCACTCTTTATTTCCCTTTGTTGTCACAACATAATCACGGTTAGGTTTTTCAAGTAGAGGTATCCATACTTTAAAATCTTGTCTGATTTCCCATAACTTATCACACACAGCAATAAATTCTTTGAAGTGTTTATAAGTATCTGGTCTATGATTGAATACAATAATCTTTTCTGGTGTTTCATTAATGTTGTCAAGTACGTCTTTTGCATCTACACCCAAATGTTGTACAGTCAAAATATCATCCAACTTAGAAATCGTAGCATCATTGAATGTTTCTTTTGCTTGATTCAGTACTAAGTTCTTTTGTGCCTGTGTATTAAGATAACATCTATCATATTCTAGAAGCCCAGTGATGTTCTGTTTAAAACTATCAAGCGACCATGCAACAACTTCCTTCACATCGAACCAGTGAGAGTACCCGAAAAATTGTGGGGTGTGGTGTGTAACATTGTACATGACATTCTTTAGAGCATGAGTATGTTCTGGTAAATGTGTCATTACCAAATCAAAGTCCATATCTCTACTGAGTAGTTTTTGTATTTCTGGTACAACAAAATGCGAGCGCATTGTTGGGGGATATGTGGGATAGTCAATAAACCACTGTGTCACATTATCAAAGTCTAATGATGGAACAGGGCAGGGCAGAATCAAATAAAACCACAAGTCATCTCGTAGTTGATTTAATAGTGCAATCTGTTTTTTAATGACTTGAATATAACTATCCTTCTCCAAGTCTTTTTGGAATGTAATATTGGGATACACCAGAACACGAATTGTGTTCTGATGCTTAGTTTCCTTTCCTATCTCAAATAGGTTCATTGACTGGCGACAACATCATCTGTACTTGTCCTTCTTTCATTTTATTAGTTTTTATATTCTGCACATTACCTTTCCAGATTTGCAAATCCTTATCATCTTTATGGTTCATATACCAATCACTAAGTTTCATAGTTTTTTTATTGTTAATGTCTGGATTACCCCAATCATTAACATCTAAAGAGGAAAAGGCAACAAAGATGTTTTGAAAGTCAACATCATGTGCAACTAACAGATATTTACCCTCTCTGATATTTTTACCACCACTCCATTTTGTAGCAGCACCATGACCATTGAATTGTGTGCATTTAATTTCAATTTGTTCTTTTTCATCTTTGAACAAAATATCTGCATCATCTCTATGACCATCTGCTGTTTTTATATTATATCCCATCTCTTTAAGAACTCCTGCCATAGAACTCATAAAAGTATGACTCAAAAATGTTGTAAAAGCACCAGACTCCCATTTACCACATTCATCAAAAGAAAAAGGTGAGACATCGAAATCATCAAACTTCATAGATAATTCTCTAAAATCTTTTGCATATTTAATTGCAGTAGTCACCAATTTACTTTGAACTCTTTTATCATCAAATAATGAAGCAAGGTTCATTCCATTCTTTTTAGCAGGAGTTACATTTGCACTTAACTGCCCAGTAGCAAGTTTCCAATTATGTTCTATACCACCACCATTATCAACGACTTGCATCAAGTCTGGTTCATAGTGCATGATTTCTTCTAGATATTTTGCAGACTTAGAGGACATCCCAATTCTTTTTAGGACACGATCTTTCTCAACCTTAGGCATATCAAGACCAAATTGTTCTTTATATGCATCTTTAGCTGCCTGATATTCACCAAGTTTAACACTCCAAACTTTTTGTCTAACAATGTTACCATCCAAAGTATGAGTTATTTCATCATATGGTGCTTCCTCATTTGGAACAGGAGAATCACTTGGTACTGCCCAAATCCACTCAACATCTTCCTCTATGGCAGCAAGTGTCCTAGTATGTCCAACATCAATCATTCCACAATGCCAATATGTTACTGGTTGTATATTTGGCATCAAACCTTTTTTGGTTCTATTTCTAAATGATGCCGCTATATCAGCAACAGCAGATTGGTCATAAATCTTTTCATTTGTAGGATTTGGTTTTAGGTCTTTTGCTCTAACACAAGTCTTACCGTCAATGATTTTTACTTCAAGTTCTCTCATAATATCCTCGTATTGATTAGTTGATTTATATATAATGTACCATGTTCTAAGAACAATGTCAAGATGTTTTATCGAATAATGTCAATTTTATTCATAGTATCTTGATTCCAGACTTCTAGTTCTGTACGAACCTTGCCTTCTGCAATCATCTTGTTATATCGTTTAGTGGCATTCTTTTTCCACCATGTAACGATATTATCAAGTTCAAATCTATCATAGTTTTCTGCTTTTGTCAATACCTTTTCTTTACCAAGTAAAACTTCTTTTGCATTAGAGTATCCATACTCACCCATGTAGAATCTTTTCTGAGTTGTTACTCCACCAGCTTTTTCCATAGCAACAGTAAACAATTCATATGCTTTTGTATCATGCTCTTTCAAACTTGCTTTGATAACACCAACAATCTTTGTCTGCATTTTTAGTTTGCGAGATGAAGCACCTTTATGTATTAAGTCTTCACCACCATTCTTTTCAGTAAACCAATCACGCATCTCAAAATAAATTTCTTCTCCAAGTGTTAATAGAAACTTAGATTGAGTATCGCCTTTGTATCTTAGATATGGACGCATCCCATCATACATAGAAGCTCCTTTTAGATTTCCATATAAACTCGTTGTCTCAAATAAACAGAACTCAGTGTCATACTTTGTGTCTAGCATTCTACGAACTGCATGAGAGTTACAGATTGCAGCCATCAGTTTACCACCAAGATAGTTGTATCCAAATGGTTGCACAGGAACAATGTTGAATCCCATGATAGCACGTTTGTTGAAGATAGGCAAATCTGGAACACCACCCAAATAATCATTACGAGGTTTAGAATTGATTAGTGGTGAACCTAGTTTGATAAATCCCACCACAGTATTTGTAGTTGTTTCCTTAACAACTAGTTTCATCTCTTTGCCCGGCGCATTATCTGGGGAAAATGATGCAACCTTCTCCAACATAGTGTCAAAGGTTTGTGATGGAACTTGTACAATAGAAAAGTTCATATCTTCTGGATGCATATCATAAGACTGAAACATATCATCTTCCAATCCAAAGCCAGGCAATGGAGCAGGAATATTCTTTACACGTTCAATCTTTCTAGCACGAAAGTAATCGTCAATCCTTTCAAAGTCTTTGAAGTAGTTCATCAACTTTGTAGCGGCATATATCGCATCATCTCGTTCTAGTATCATCCAAAAAAATCCTCAAGTGTTGTTTGTGTTCCATAAGAACGATCAATCTTCCAACCAATCTGATTACAGATAAATGTTAGAGGTTCAACGAATGCTTTATCGAACTGCATATCATAATCCAAATACTTGTGAATGTCAAGTTCTTTTGGAAGTTTTGTTATGAAAGAGATAACATTTGATTGCATAGGATTTGGTGTTCTCATATTAAGAAACTTAATCTTCTCTCCCTCTTGAATAAGAGGGTACTTGCCAGAAAGTTTTTGTTTCTTAACAAAGTGATTATATAGGATAGCCCCTTTACAGTGCATGGGCGTTCCAGATTGAAAGATGTTAGAACCACTACTCCACTTTGCAATACCATTCACAGAACGAGGAAACGCAATCTCTTCTGGAGGCAGTTTCATAAACTCTTCACGAAACTCTTGAATGAAGTTGTTTACATCTTTCTCTGTTCCAGACATGATAACCTTCAGTGCTTCTTTAATCTTGTCACGACACGGTGCAGGCGTACTAGACTTCACCGCCTCAATTCCCATAATCTTGAGTTGTGGTTCATGGTAACGAACACCTTCTACATCCCAAGCATTAAGAATGTATCTTTTCTTTGCAGTCCAGATACCCTTGTCAGCAATCACTTCTCGTG